CATTGAACTGATTAACAACAGCCATAGCAGTCATGCTTTCTGCCATCATTGCAAATTTAAAACTAGTGCTATTTGTAATCTTATTGGAATTCAATACAATATCTCCGTTAGCTTCAATAAGATTCTGATATGCCTTATTAACAATATTAGTATCTTCTGCGGCATTTTGATTAAAATCAATGCTGTCCAAATCAAGAGGGGAGAGTCCAAGAGCAATACCTTCAGGAATAATTCCTTGTAACTTCTGATAAAATTGATTTGCAAGTTCCAAATCAACAGCAAAGTCATCGACTTCTTTTGAACCAGAAATAGTAGGAATTTTAGCCCAAATTAACTTATACGCAGACAATTCATCTTTGACTGCTTGAATTTGAGACAAATCAACAAGATCAATTAAAGAATTAAACATTCCACTAAAAGGTGGAACAGGGTAATCTAAATTATTCTCATTAATTTTTAAACAAAATGTTTGTTCTGGCGGTAATTCTTGCCAGCGTAACTTACTATCTGATTTATAAGAATTATACATTTTCTTAAACACAGGATCATACACATCAAGATAAAAACTATTAGTTCCATCAAAAAATGAAAAATTAAATGCAAAATTTATTTTCCCACTATAATAATCAACACTTGAAATCTTGCAATAATCTGGATTTAAAATATGCATAAAAAATGTATCTTCTTCTGGGTTTCCATAACAAAATGCAAAAACAACATCATCCAACCATGCCTTAATTAAGCATTTACGAATCTGAGTATCTAAATGCATACCTTGAACATAATTACTAGTCTTAATATAATTTTGATATGAAGATTCTTCAACTTCTCCATTATCATTAAGACGTGGATAAACAATATAGCTTTTTGCGTCAAACTGATTTGCTTTGTTCAAAACCAATCTGCGGTACACATGACTAACAGTAAACAAAAACTCAGACAAATTTCTTAAACTCTTCTGGTTTGATTCTGTAGATGGGTTCTGCAAATAAGTTCTAAGCATATCTTTAGAATAAACTGTATAAGATTTAGATTGAGTTTGCGTTAAGTCAATTAAGCTTAAAACGTCTTTAATTGCAGCGAATCTCTGTCTAACCTTTTCTTCTTTCTGGAGAGCCGCAATGCGCTCTTTTTCTGATAATTCTTTCTTCTGCTGTTCAAACTTGTCCAAAGGCATCGGCCTCCTTCCTTATCCAAATAGTTTTTCAACTTGTTTGCTTTGTCTTACTGGAAGCATATTAATTATGCTATAATCTGGTGTTCGTTTCTTATTACGAATACGCTCTGCACGTTTTTCTGAAAGTGCCCACGCACAAAGAGCAGCACAATAAGAACGGTCATCATGTAATTTATTTGCCTTCTCTGGTATTAATTCAAAAGAATCTTTTCCAGACTCTCTCTTTTTACGTACCATATTGACCATTTCTTCCTTCATTGCATCAATATTTTTAAGCGCAATTTCCTGATATGGATCAAGCCTTACCATCTTAGTTTTGATACAAGAAGATTTTTTCATTTCTTCCTCTAGAGTCTTAGCAAATTCAACTTCTGGAACATTTTCTTTCTTTAATTTTTCAGAAATGCGTTTCTTTTCTGCGTTGTATGCTTTATCATCAACCTCAAATAAAGTTAAATATCCTTTATTGTCATAATCATTTGTAAAGCTAAGGCAGTCAAGATTTATCATTTCAATAAGTGCCTCATAAATAATTGATTTATACTGAGTAGGAGATATAAGTCTTAATTTATTAATAGCATTAGGATATTTCCCAACATAATCTTCGCTATATTCTTTATCTATTAAACCTCTATGTTTAACTCCCTTATTATCTACCCAATCTTCCATTAAATAGTCAGCAATATTTACACCGCCTCCACCTGAACCAGCATCAATTAAAATCGCTTCTATATTTTCATAATCTGGCGCATTGCCATTATAATCCAATATTAATTCTTTTAAATATTTAATCTGGTCTGGTGTCTGCATGGGGCTCTTACGTTTTTTGCCTACATCAAGCAAATTAACACAATTTACAATACGGCCTTTATAATCTCCGTGCTCATCAAGATAAAGTTCCATTACAAGAATAACGCTATTATCTCTTGAACGAGCAGGGTCATATGCAATAACAAATTTTTTCTTTCCAGTATCATTAAATAGTAAAGGAACACGGGTTTCACTATTACGCACAATTGAACCACGCTTGATAATAGCATTTAATCCAGCATCTGTAGTAAACTCACAATAATACTCACGACGTGCTTTCTCTGGATTAGTCGCCATTTCTGTTTCAACCGTACTTCTCATAAGCAATGGCGCAATAACTTTGCCGTGCATTGTTGGTTTAAAAGCAACCTCACAGTCTATATGAGCAACAAAATAATCTTGGTCACCAATAAGCTGTCGTTTTGCAAACTCTCTATATAAACGATAAAACTCAGTATCTGTGCTAGACGCAGAACTGATATAGAATTTTTGGTTCGGTATATTATTTGGGAATGTACGAAGTCTAATCGGGTCAATGAGATTTCCATCTCTATCTTTACCAGTCTTGAAGCTTTTGTTAACAATCGCAAATGCTCCATAAACCTTCATCATTTCCGCAGATAGGAATCCTGACTCGTCAAATATTACAGTACCACGCATACCACGTTTTGCGTCAATATTTGAATTAAGTGTTTGAGTCATAGAACCGTTGAACAATGAATAAGTAAATCCATTACTAGAATGACTAAAACCATCACCAGCAGCATTCTTAACTTCAACTTCGTTCTTAAAAATATATCCAGTACTACCAACCATCTCATCAATATTGTCGTTGGCCAAACGTTCAAGAGTGGTAAAAGTTTGCTCAGCCTGTCCTCCAGAACCTGAAGCTATATAGCTCCAGAAGTTATTGAATAACATTCCCTTACTCATAATTATCAAGTCAATTATGGTACTTTTACCAAGTCCACGAGTAGCAACAACAAGAACATTAGGACAATTCCAAGACCTTTGAACAATCCATGTTTGTGCATCAAGTAGTTCTATACCAAAAAAATCACTTATAAATCTAACAGGATTACATTGATAATATTTTTGTAATTCCGCAATCTTTATAAGTGATTCTATTTTGCGTGTTGACATGGCATAAATTCCAGGTTTTACATATACCATGTTTCCACTATTCATGATATCTGAAAGATATTCATCATTCATTTCTTCAACTATCTTGATTTTCATCTGACTGCTCATCATCTGACACCTCCTCATCAGTTTCAATATCACTGAATGCAGAGAATAGTTCATTCAAGTCAGTAAGATTTTCTTGTGATAACAAATTATTATCAGACAAGACATCTTTTAAATCAAGATTTTCTCTAAGTAATATTCTGCATATCTCTTTATAGCTATCTCTCTCAGTAGTGAGATTAGTAACCAATTTTCTTTGTTCTGCAATAATGCTACTATATTCTGATTCATCAAGTGCAAGTTGTTTTAAAATGGACGCATTGCTTAAGTCCATAACCTGTTGCATTCCCTTACAGGTCGCAATGTCAAATCCATTAACTTCACCCTCACGAAGATTCAATTCTTTTATCTTTTTAATTTTACCAGTCCATGTATTTTCGCCTTTACTTTGATTTTTATTATGCTTCAAACTTAAACAAGATTGTTCTGCCAATAATGATACCGTGGAAGCTACATTCTTTTTGGAATCTAAATAAGATTTAATTTCTCCAGATCGATTATTGACATTTGGAGATGACATGGCTTTAGCAATCATATCATCTAATTTTGCCTGTTGTAAAAATCCTCTTACAATAGTAATAGCGGAGGAAGTACGCATCATATCATCATTCTCTCCGCTAGTATCTAGATATCCAATTAATTGAGAGTAGAGTAGTGGTTTATCTTCTTCTTGTTCGTGTTCAAATGGATCATATCCAAGAAGTCTAATTACATCAGCTCTATTTTTCACGTATTCTTCATTGATTTCTTTATCTTCCTCTGGAAGCTCATCATTCTGAACTTCTTGTCTGGCCTGTTTTATTGCAGACTCTTTATATGAAGTAAACAAATCTCCGTCTCTCCAACGCATACCACGATATTGTTGCATTCCAATATTTTTAATATATGCGGCCCATATATTTGTACGTTTCTTTCCAGAATTGTCATTAACATATTCAAAATAACTTGCATCCCATATTTTATCTAAATATGGTTTATCAAGTCTTTCAAGTGCTTCTTGAACAGATGCTTTCGTACAATCGTGATATTCTTTAGTTCTTTCATCCCAATTTCTAGCAATTTTCTCTGCGCATTCTTTGCACATAGAAGTTTTGCCTGTCATTACAAGAGGATCAGAACTCATATAGAACTGAGTTTCATCTTTTTCCGTATTGCAGTACGGACAAAGATATTTTTTCTTTGGTTCTTTCTTAGAAGTTGTTCTTTTGCCAGGACTTCTTGCTGCCATAACTACTCTCCCTCCCTTCGTTTAGCATTTTATAAATTCTTAGTTCTCTTCCTTGGCCTTCTTGAGCTCTTCATTAATATCTGAAAAAGCCTTCTCAAAAGCTTCGTCTCTTTCAAAAACAAATACTGTCTTGTCCTTATTATCACGATCTGCCTTTACGTCAATAATTCTGCATCCTGCCTTGAGTAACTTTCTAACGACACCTGCATTAAAAACTAGCTTTGCTTTCTTCTCTTCCATTGTTATTTTTCTCCTTTTTGATTTAAATATAAAACCCAGGGGCCCGTAGGACACCTGAGTATGATCGTTATATAATTAAACGGGGCTTCCGCAGAAACCCCGCCCATCGTGCGCCTCACAAGCTTACACAACGTAATCACTATATAAATTTAATAATAAAATTAATTCAAAATAAATTTTTCAGTTCCAGTACATCCATAGACTGGATCAAAAATAAACATTTTACATGCCGCTTTTGAACTCTTACCGAGCTTATTAAAAGCGAATGGATCTGTACCTTGAAAACTTGGACACATTAAAACTTCTGTATCATATGAATCATTTTCATTTCCAGAAATTTGTTTTGCATTATGCATGTGACCAACAATAACAAAATCATACATCTTTCTATGAAGAGCGCTCAAATCCTTAAGTGCAGTTTCATAATTCTTAATCGTATGTCCATGAAGTGCGATGATATTATAATTAAAGATTGGAATCTCTATATAATCATTTCCAAAATTAGTATGTACATTAACATAATCATTACTCTTCAACATATCAGAAATATAATTTCCAATAACATATTCTAGGTCTTCTGTGGCAAGTTCTCCTGCCTTAGTCCCTATTGGTCTTATTTGTGTATGATTTGCATTCGGCACATGATAATATTCAATTCTACAAAATGCAGATAACTCATTCAAAAATTTAGCAATCAATCTAGAGACAATAACCGTTGCCTCAACAACAGATGTC